TTGGTGTTGCCTGTAACACGGCTGAGAACCTTCCCCAGTACCGTAGTACCCGCCGTTAAGGCTCCCGCGCCGAAGAACAGCGTCCAGAAGTTCTCCCAGTCCATTCCGTCTGTAATGACATTTTTCACACCTTTTATTAACAGGGTTACGCCCGTCAACGTTAGGGCGATTCCCGCGAGGGTCAAAGCGGAATTTAAGCCGGAAATACCGGTCAACGCTTTCGTAAAGTTCCATGCGGCTATTGCCGCGCCGATCAAGCCGACAATGCTTAAGATGTCAAGGAGCCTCTCTTTTATCTCGTCAACCTTCGTCATATTGACAGGGGTCTCTACAAACATGGTGAAATAGTCCTGCGCGGCGTCGTTGATCGTGTCCGCCAACGAGGAAGCGGGATTGTTGTTATTGTTCAGATCGCCGATGACCGTGATCTCGTCGATTCCCGCAAAAGAGCGGGACAGCTTCTCGACGGTATCTTTGACCTTAGTCGTGCTCTTCGCCGCCTTGTCAGCCGCGTCCGCGTACTGCGTTGTAACTCTGACGGCTTTCGAAAATGTAGACTTGCCCGTCAGACCGGCGATGACCTCGGCGATCGTGTTGTTGATCTCCATCAGCTTATCAACCGCCTTATCGAGATAAGGCACCAGATATTCGATCAACGGAGCAACCGCCGCGCCGATCGAGTTCTTGAACGACAGCATAGCCGACGCCGCTCTGTCCATTGTCTGAGAAAAGCTCCCGCCGAACGTCAACGAATACTGATACATATTGTTGATGCCGGTGGAAAACGCGTCGGTAACTTCTTTGATTATCGAACGCATGAAGCGGTAGAGCGCGATACGCCCTAATGAACCGATCGTTTCTTTTACCTTTTTGCCGAACCGTCCGACAATAGAATCGGAAAAAGCGGTTTTGACCCTGTCGCCGAAAGACTTGACCTCTTTGCTTGAAGAAACAACGTCATCCTTGATATCCGACAGCTTCTCCGAAAATTTTGACGCTCTTGATACCGCGTCGTCGGAGATCACCTTGGTTTCGGTGCCGTTCAGATCGTTGACGGTATCTTTGAGGTTGTTCAAATGATCGGTCACCTGTTTGACCGACGAAGGCGTCTTATCGCTGCCGAAAACATTAAATTTGCTCGGCTTCAAGTTATCGATCACCGACTTCAAAGCCGACATACGTTTAGTGAAGTTTGCTACACGACGGCTGGCTCCCGATGCACCGCGCTGGATGGTGCTGAGCTTCGTTATCAGCTTGTCTAAGGTGCTGCCGCCGGTCTCATCCTGTCCCTCGATCTTGATCACTAAGGTATCTATTGTGTTGTCAGCCATCTGTACTCACTTCCTTTTTGCTGTTGATGCCGTTGCGCCGCTCTCTCCATGCCTTTGCTTCCGCGAGCATTGTTTCGTACGCCTGCCGTTCGTCGCGCTCCCTGCGCTCTTTGATCTCGGCTTCTGTCAGCGCGATCGGCTCCTTTAGATACTTGACGGGCGGCGTGCCCTTCTTTGCGAAAGCGTTTGACAGAACGGTACCAAACGCTTCATGTGTATATAAACCCTGCAGCCACAGCCAGTAGTTTTTGTCCCGCTGTCTGAGCTTCCATGCCTCCCGGTAGGCGATCACCAATGTGTAATCGTCATCCCAGTACTGCTCGGGCGTCATTCCGATTGATAAATAAAATGGTAAGTGGTCACAGAACATTTCTGTGAAAGAAACAGGGGCAGAGTCGTTTGACCCGCCCCTGTCAAGGGACGACCGATCACTTACCAGCTCGGGTCCCAGCTCACGTTTCCCTCGTCTTCCTCGGGTTCATCAAAGAGAACCGACGCGGGTTCGACGTACATTTCAGATAACTTCTCGAAAAGTACGTCCTTGTTGGTAAAATGTTCCAACATCTTATCGGTGATATCCTGTGTGATACCTTTATGGTGCGCCTGAAAAGCTCCCCAGAACAGGAGGGGCAACATCGTCAGCGGTTTGGAATCAACCTCGTTGAGGCTGAAACCCCTGCGCTCCATGATGTTCTTTACAACTCTGCGGTTGTATTCGAGGGTATATTCCTTGCCCTCGTAGGTGAAGGTGATCGTCTTTGCGACGTTTTTCTTTGCCATGATGCGTTACCTCTTACGAAAAAGTGATCTCGGAGCTTGCGGTGGTTGTCACCGTCATGTTCTCGACGGCGTTGATGTCGCCCTCGGCAACGTAGACATTGAGATAGCCCTTATAAGAGAACTTACCGTCTGCGCCGGTCGGAGTAATCACGCCGTTCTCCTTCGTACCGCCGAAATATAGCGCAAGGTCAAGTTCATCACCTTCCAGAGCTTTGAGCTTCTGATAGTCCGACTTAGTATAGTTGCAGGTGTACTCCTTCGCGTCGTTTGCCTCAAGGCCGGGGATGTAGGTACGCATGAAGTTAGACATCGTGGTGGTCTCCAGCTGTTCCGGAGCGCCGCCCATCGCGGGATGGGTCTTGATATCTACCAACTTATCATAATTCGCCTCGCCTGCGGGTTTGTGCATGAGAAATACACCGATCGTACTGATAGCCATATTCTTACCTCCTGTAAATTTCTCCGTTTTTCGACACGACCGCCGTAAATCGACCGATCATACGGTAAACGGTAGCGTCTTTCATTGATGCGGGATCCGCTGATAAACGGGTGAACCCCAGCCCCGTTAATGTATCGCTGACCACAGCGAAAATATCCTTGCACTCCTGCTTCTTGTTCCGTGTACGGTTGGAGTAAACGCTGATCTCATAGGCTGAAACAACGTGGTTTTCATTGCTGCCCGAATCAATGGTACGTTGATAGACATAGTTGTCGATCTCTTCCATCACCACACACGGAAAGCTTGCGTCAACAGGTAGCGGTTCATCATACAGAAATACGTTGGGATATGCCGCTTCAAGCGCAGTTTCGACCGCGCCGGTGATGTCGTTATCAAAATCAATCATTTGCGAACACCTCCCGGGCTATCTGCACGATTTGCGACCTCATCTCTTTACCTGCGTCATACATCGCCCTCGCGGGAGGATTACCGTGGGATTTCTCACCGTGACGGTAGTACCATCCCTCGGGATCAGTCCAGTGTCCCTTGCCGCCGATCAATTCGTTGTCGGAGTAGGTACCGGGACCGTAACCAAACTCCTTTGCCTGCGGATGACCGTAGCCCCCGAGACCGGAGCCAAACTCGATAAACAGCACCGCCTCGCCCGACGCTACGATGCGCAGAGAGGTATCGCTCACCCACTCTGCAAGCACCAACACATCGTTTTCGCCGTCGTATTTTGCGGTACGGTACTTGATCTCGGCGGTGTTAACGCCGAGATTACCCAGCTGCTCGATAAAGGCTCTGATCTTCGCATTGAGATTCTGTCTATATTGCCTAAGCTGAAGGATCACGGTATCAACGTTAGTCGTGATTCGGATCATGATACTTTCACCTTGCTGATTGCGATAGATACACTGTTGAGCGACCGCGCGATCTTTCTGACAACGTAATCATAGATATAATCACCGTCGTCGTTACGCTCGGGCTCGATGTCAATGAACAAAATAGCGTTCTCGGTGATGGGACAGTTCGGGTCGGAAAGCACAATCACCTTGTCATAATCAACATTGTTACCAAACTGTTCAACGCTGGTGACGCCGTTCGCCGGGGAAATGTTCCCCATTAGCTTTACAGCATCGCCATAGATCGGGCGATATGTGTGTCCGTCCTTCTCCTTGCGAAGGTACGGAGCAAAGTAAAAAGGCCGTTTGTTTCGCTTTAAGCACCTCATACCGCACCTCAGATCGCCTTTGCGTAGGGGACGATATCTCTGAGCATGGATTCGGGAATACTGCCGTTCTCATAACTGCGGTTGATGCCGTTCTCGTTATGCACGGTCTCTCCCTCGGCTCCCTGCTTGTTGACAAGATACGCCGCGATCTCTACCTGTCGGGCATAATACTTCGGGGGTACGTTTTTCTTGGGCTCGAAGGGATAGCAGCGGTTCACGATCGCCTGCCCCGCAAGGTTAAGGCAGACGGTCAAAGCGGCCTCGTCGGTCTCTTCTACGATTGCTTTCAAAGATTCCAATTGTGTCATTTTTCACGCCTGCCTTTCTCTTGATTTATTCCGCCTTCGACACGACGGTTGCGGAACCTGCCGCACGCGCCTTGTAGTCAGCGGTTGCCTCAACGACGGTGATCACCTTGTCGGTTGCGGCGGTGATGTCAGCGATACCGTCCCATACAGACCAGTTCTGTACGTTCATGTCATAGGTGACAGCGGTCGCGGTATCGGCTACCTTGTACTTGTAGATGTTGCCCTCTGCCTTTGCGGGGGTCACAGTGATCTTGGTATCACCGACCGCGGTACCCGCCTCGGAGGTGACGGTCAAGGTGCCAAGATCGGGGGTGGGCTCGGGATCATCGCCGCCATCCGATACGGTATAGACGGCGATGCCGTCGAGGTACTCAGCCCACAGCTTCATCCCCATGAGGGCGAACACTTCGCCGACAGCGGTGTTGTAGTTGCCGTCTGCATGGAAGCCGATCAGATTGGTAACGCCCTCCACGGTGTAGTCCAGCCCCAGCTGAGCAAAATCGCTGTTGCTCGGGTCGATATAGTACAGGTCGATGTTCTCGACCGGTACGGCGATGACCATACCGCGCGGGATATCCGTATCGGACAGCAGGAACAGGGTCCTGTAGCCGAGGAAATTCTTGACGTAGGTCAGACCGGCGGAGGTCTGAACGGTGATATCCTTGTCGCCGAGGTAATCGTAGTAGTCAAGAACATTTGCGAAGCCTACCACCTCGGTTGCGGTCAGCCTCATGTTCTGGAACTTGTTAAGCACAGCGCCCTTGGACATCGCCAGCGCTCGCTGCCATGTGGTCTCGGTTGCGGTCAACGTGCCGGTCTTGAGGAAGGTGTAGAACGCGGTCAGCACCTTGTTCTGCAGCTCGTTCAAGAACGCGTCATCGGTCTTCTGAACCGCTACAGTCGCGCCGTACTTGGCGACAGCTTCGATGGATACAGCCTTCGCGTACTTCTCGATGGTGATATCTTCGAAAGCGACAGGTTCCACCTTTGCGGGGGAATACGGGATCTCTTCACCTTCGCCGACGTTACCATCCTGGAGAACGATAGACGCCTTGCTCGCGACGAGCTTTGCGCCGGGAGCCTTCTCGATGGGGCGCATGATACCCATGATCTCCATCAGAGCTTCCCAGTTCTTTGCGAAGCGGGTTACAAAGTCGATTTCACGCACAGGGGTTGTGATCTGTGCGGCTTTGGTCAAATTTGCCTTTGCCATGAATTATCTCTCCTTTTTGTTTGGATTAATCTGTGTGAATACCAAACAACTCGGGGTTGGAAGCGATCGCCATCTGTCGCTCCTGCGGATCCTTGATCTTCATGATCTCGTCCTTGCTGTTGTACTGCTTGCCGCTGCCGCCCTCGGGCTTGAGATCCTGATTCATCAGTTTCTTCTTGTACTCCTTGTCGTGGAGCTCAAGGAACTTCTTCTGGTTCTTGAAGAAGGTGTCGGTATCGCCGGAAGCAAGCGCCTCTGCGGATGACTGAGCCAGCTCGTCGTTATAACCGTCGCTCAAGAACTTTGCCTTATAGACAGATTCCTTTTTCTCTCGGCGGAGCGTTTCAAGCTCCTCTTCCATCTTCTTCTGCTTCTCGGCGGCTTCCTGCTGCTTCTTCTCGTCGTCGTCGAGCAGAGCGTTGTGCTTACGCTTCCACTCTGCCGCGTCTTTTGACGCCTTGGTGTTGGCGGCTTTCAGACGTGCGATCTCGTCAGAATTATCGTCGTACTCGAATCCTTCGAGCGCGGCGAGCTTCTCTTCGGCGGTCATGTTTTCGTAACCTTCGATTGTTGTGGTATCGATTTTCATATTTTCCTCCTGCGATTTTAGTCTTCTCTGACTGTATTTTCTGTTTTTGTCGAGGTTGTCTCCTCGCTGCGGTTTATGTCTTCTCTGACAAATAAAAAAGGGCTATAAGATTACTCCTATAGCCCCGGTTGACTGTTTCTTACCGCCTGTTTGCGGTAATCTATTCTATTTTGCGGGAACCAGTATACACCGACATCCCCAGTGCGGCTTGCTCGGTACTTTACTGATCCGATAGACCTTGTTGTTTCGTGACGCGCACTCGGCACACTCGCGGTCGTCCATCTCGGTGAGCCAGCGCACTTTTTTGACGTTTGCTTCCCGAAAGGCTTCCATAACAGCAGCATCTGTCACTTCCAGGGCATATTCGCCCGCCATATGCGACCACAGCCTGAGGGCTGTTTTCAACTCTTTCGGATCTTTATCGGATGCCGCCAGCGTTTCAAAGAATCTCGACCGCTTGCGGTCTACTTCGTTGGTATAAGAATACTTTGTAACCGGGCTGAGACCGCTCAGATAAGCGATCAGCCACATTTCGTCGATCGTGTCGAGCTTTCCGCCGTTGTCTTTATAGGCTTTCTTTGCCGCCTTCAACAGCATGGCGCGAGTGATTCTATCAAGCTCCGCGATTGTCTGCTCCGATTCGGTCAGCAAAACGCTGATCTCGTCGATTGAAGCCAGCCGTCTTTTCAAACGATCCATCACGCGGATAAACCGCTTATTCATGGTGCTGATGATCTTATCGGTATACTCATACATCGTCCGTATGCACTCCGTTGATCTCGTTCAGCTCTGCGAGCTCTTTTCTCTGCTGTTCCTCGTAATACTCCGCGCTGATCTTGTAGGCATACTCAGGATCGGTGAACGCTCCACACAGTTCAAAGCCCAGCTTCGGATGTATCTTGTCGCTGCCGAGAATCATTGTCAGCGCCTGCACCTTTTCGAGAAGATTCTGATAGTTGCGGCGTGTGAATTTGATCTCGATCGACGACAGCTTGAGATCCATATCGCGATAGGTGTTGACGATATTAAGGATCAAGCGCAAGAAGCGCATTTCGCTCTCGTCAAAGGTTGTCTCGGTCAGCTTAGCCCGCGCCTCGGCTGACTGCCAGCCGTCGCGCATGATCGTCGCTGCACCGGTGTCGCTCGTCGACGATCCGCCGTTGCGGTTCGGCATACCGACGATCACCAGCACGGTTTGGTACATGTAATCGACTAGCGTCTGGGTCTCCATCTGGTTCAATTCCTGCACCAGATAGTCGATATCTCCCTCTTTCGGGATCTTGATACCGCCCAGCTTCTTCACCCGCTGGAAATCCTCGTCCTCGATCTCGACGCCTTTGAGTACAAAGAGCGCCTGCACAAACTGCTCGATACCGTCCAAGCGGTTTGACGCTGTGGTATTGATCGCGTCCAACAGCGGAATCACGATCTCAAACGCGCCGATACGCTCATTGTTGAGCGGATACTCAATGATCGGTATCATACCGAGGATGTGATCGCGTCTGTCGACAATCTTACGGTTGACGATCTCGTACTTTGCGCGATCGGTATACACATGATAGTGAGGCACGTTCTGGATCATTGTGACATACACGCCCATCAGCGGCCGATGACCGATACTGTTGGAATAGACTACAAACGTTTCTTGTGGGTCTAAGGTGTATATCTCAAACGGCGCTTCATCGCGATCGGCGTTGCCGTCCGGTAAAGCCATGCGGTACGAAGTGCCGCAAATATGGAACCAATTCGCAAGTTCCGCGTCTCTTGTGGGCTTGTGTTCCGCATTCATGTAACGGTTGAGAAGATTCAAATCTTCGGAAACTACCGTCTGACCATAGTTGACATACTGGATTGGTTCACCGATCAAGTAGCCGGTCTTGAAGGTCACGATCTCATTCGCGTGATTCTCGACGACCATGTTGTTGATCTCGGGCCGAATCTCCTTGACACGGTTCAAAATCGGCTGATTACCCTTGAAGTAATTGTACAGCCATTTGATCTGTGTCTGATTCTTCTGGAAGACAGGAATAACTTTGCTCAGTGCGTCCACTACATTTGTTTCATCAATATACGCAAGGTCTGAATAGATGACCTCACGGCCGTAGTAGCCCATTATTCCTATCCCCCTTCCTTGGTGAGTTAATGCAAACAAAAAAGGACTACGAAAAATCGTAGTCCCTGTTGACTGTTACGCCTAACCGTTTATAGACGCCTTTTCTTTTACTTTTCTTTGGAGCTCAACGACAACAAGGTTGCCTTTTTCGAGCTTTAACTCTACGGATTTCCCGCTTTTCAGCGTCTTCAAGATGCTCTGTGTCATCTTCTCGTCAAATAAGGTTCCCATAACCCCTCCGACATCTTTTTTTACTCTTACAGTATACTACATCTTGTTGCGACGGTCAATAGTAATTCAACATATTGTAATTATTTTGTGATAATAGTTACATCAGAACGGGCGGCGGATCGCTTTCGCCTTGCCTGCGGGATGAAAAGACATGTCGATCGCCATCTCGAGGCTGTCGGGCGCGTCGTCGTGCTTATTACCGCCGCTCGAGCTGAACAGAAAAACATTCTGCATGAACATTTCATACGCCTTTGACCGCTTCTCGGGGATCAGAAAGATCATGTGCTTCTTGATATCCGGAGCGGCTTCATAGATGCGGATCTCTTTTGTCGTTTTCGTCGACGCCGCTTTCGTCAGAAGGTGGATTTTTCTATCTCTTTCTTTGAGGCGCGCTTCGACGCCGTCTTTATGAAGACCCCGAACACCCTCGCCTTTTTTCTGGGGCTGCTGGCGGGGAGCGCCAAGACCGTGAAAATCTTCGCCTCCGACCACGACTGCTCCCCCGATGGCGGCTTCTCCGGAGCAGCCGGGCGCCTCTACCGCATAGGCGTGAGGCGGCTGGACGGCTTCGTCTTCCAGACCTGCTTTCAAAAACAGCTGGCCGCCAAAAACTTACACTTAAATGGGCGAGTTATCCGCAACCTCTTTTCCCCCCCGCCGGAAGTCGAGGCGGAAAAGGATATAGACGTGCTGTGGGTGGGCGGCTTCCAGAGCGGCAAGCGCCCCGACCGGCTGCTGGAAGTTGCCAAGGCCCTGCCGCAACACCGCTTTACGGTGATCTCCAAACCCTGCCCGCCGAAACAAAAACCGCTGGAGGCCGAACTGGCGAGCCTGCCCAACGTCGAGTACGTGGGCACCGTGCCCGCCCACCTGATCAACCCTTTCTACGCCAGAGCAAAGGTGTTCCTGTGCACCTCGGAGGTGGAGGGCTTCCCGAACACCTTTCTGGAAAGCTGGTTCAACCGCGCCGCCGTGGTGAGCTGGCAGTACACCTGCGACGGCGTGCTGGATCGCCACCATGCCGGAATAGTCGGTGGCGACTTGGCGGGCTGCCGCAACGCGCTGAACGCCCTGTTGACCGGCGAAGAGTCGCGCGCCGCCCTCGCCGCCAACGGCCGGAGGTACGTGGAGGAACACCACCTGAAGGAAAAAATTTTGCCGCAATATGAGGATTTTATAGCCTCGCTGGTTGGAAAAAAGTCGGAAGAGCCTGTAAATTAACCTTACAATGACTACGCGCACCAAAATCCTCATTTTGCAGCCCGGAGTCGGCAGCTACCGGGTGGACTTCTTCAACCTGCTGGCGGAGAGGTTCGAGCTGGTCATCGCCTGCTACCCGGACGGCGACCGCCGAGGCAACGACCTCATGCCCCGCCTCTCCGCCGCCGAACGGCTGAAAAACTGCCGCGTGGTGCGACTGCGAAGCCGCCTCCGGCTGGGTCGCCACCCGATCCTCCGCGACCTCGCCGAACTGGTGCGCAGCTTCGCCCCCGACTTGGTGGTGGCTCACGAGTTCAGCCCGGTCACATTTCAGGCTTACCGCGCCGCCCGCCGCTTGGCGAACGCCCGCTTCGCCGTCTGGAGCTG